CACGAGCATTCTCTGGATTGGTCAAACGCTTCTTCATACCACTCATACGGGAGCAGAATGACTTGCGGCGTGCTGCTCTTTTGCCTTTTGGATTCTTTTCAGTAACAGCAGTCTGTAGTTTCGAGCCTGGATTTTCACGGCGATATGCATCTACGGCTTTCTGTGAGAGGCCATCGGTGCGGTCAGACTTGTTTACTTTTTGCCAATCTTCTTCGAGGTCTACTTCCTCTTTAGTGCAAGAACCTTTATCATATGCTTTCTTACCAGGTGTTTCTTTGTAACCTGGCCAGCATCTTTCGTCTAGGTATGATTTGAATGATTTCATTTTGATGGCCTCAATTCTGGGTATTTTTTGTGCATTTCTTCTTTTGATAGCTCATGCATATCTTTCCAAAGTTTAGCTTCTTTTTTTGTTTTAGTTGTTCTGATATGTCGACCGTTCTCATCATGCACTTGATATTCCACATCAGCAGTTGTTCTGCCACGATACGATTCTTTTTTGGTGATGACTGCTTTCTTTTCTTCACCAATAAATGATTTGAATGATTTCATCCTATTGGCCTTTTTGCTCTGAATGTTTTGATATCAATACCTTTTTTCTTCAATTCGTCCTCTTTCTGGTCACTCATTGAAGTTGCCATTTCTCCGCCATCACCAATAGTTTCTGCGACTTGAGTTGCTTTACCAGTTTTCTTTTTCAATTTTTCACCCATGTCACGGGCAATACTTTCACCCGCTGCAGCCATAGAAATACCTGGTTCAATACCCTTGTCGATTGATTCGATCATTTTTTCTTTTTGTTTGGCACGGACTTCTGCGATTGTGATTTTTTTGGTCGACCAGGATTGTTCTTTGTTTTCTTTGATGGTGTCATTGCTGCCACCGGAACTGGTTTTGGTGCCGGAGCCGGAACTTGTTCCTCGACTTTCGGTGATGAAACCACTGGTTCTGGTGCTGGCGCTGGTGTTGGTTCTACTGGTTGTTGCATAACTTCCATTGCTCTGCGAGTTGGACCATCCAATGGATGTCTCTCGTTTTGTGGCGGTGAGGTTTGTTTCACAAAGAATGCTTTCAAAAATTTTAACATCATCTTTCTCCTCTTTTAATTTAACGACATAACCGTTTTTATATTTCATAATTTCGCCATTTTTTTGGTGTGCTTCTTTTGCAGCAGCTCTACGCAAAGTAAATGTGCGAATACGACCATTTTTATCTCTCATCAATCGAACTTTCTTATCTTCTTCTTGATAAAAGTCAAAATCTTGTTCATCGATGGCATTGCCAAGTAATAATAGATTCAATGCGCTTGAATCTGATAAAGTATAAGATTCTTTTATTAATTTATTATCATTGGAGATAAAGTTTTCAAAATCTTCATTAACTGACTTGGCAATCTTTTCAACCGCAACAAGTTTATCGTGAACGGATCGATGAGTTACTTGTCCATTTTTACCATATCGACCAAAACCATAGTATTGTAATCCAAGTTTTCTTGCCTCGTCAGCCGCACCTGATTCAGGGTGAGGTGTCATCTCTGCGCCAGATTTAGGAACAGGTAATGTATCTTTCTTTTGTAATTCAGATGCAACCCATTGTTGTGCGGTTTCAGAAGATGGTGGTGTTTTTACAAACTCTTGAACATTTTTATAGAGTTGTAACATTTCATCTTTTTTAGATTTAACTACTTCTGGTGGCGCATTTCTTAAATCTTCAGAGTTATCAAACTCCATGTATCTGTCACCAAACATTTTAGCAAATTCTGGTCTTGATTCTTGAACTGCGTCCCACTTTTCTTTACGAATTTTTTCAGGTACTGTACGACCACCTCTTTGGCCACGCTCAATGTTTCTTTGTTTTGAAACTTCATCATCTGTCTGAACTAAAAGCATTGAAGTGTCATAACCTAGTGTTTCCAACTTTTCTTTAATCTTTGCAATCTTCTCGGCAGAATCACCTGTGCCGTTGATAATTACACCATTACGACCATAAAGTGCAAGTCTTTGACGCAACTCTGTGACATTTTTTGCTCTGTCACGAACCAAATCTCTTTTTTGTTTTTCTTCATCTGGCATTTTTTTATCGAGTTTTTCTTTGTCCATTAAAAACTCTAATGCCTTATCAGAATTAATTTCAGTTAATCCGTGTCCTGCTAAAGTATTATCTAAAACATAATCTTTACCTGATCCTGGACCACCTGCTAAGAATACTGCTTTGAAAATTCCTTTATCGTGAACACCTTCAAAAAGAAGATGATTGAATTCTTCATTCAAATCTATTTCTTCTTTGACTTGCATACCTTGGCGAACATGATTGTATAATTCTTTCGCATGGTGTTCTGGCACATGAGATGGCACACCTTTTTTGAATTCTTTAAAGTTGCCTGATGCTGCATGGGATCTCATTTTTGATGCAGACATACCAGTTGTGCCTTCTGCATCTGGATCTCTTTCACCAGCAGAATGAACTTGAATGTGTTTGAAATTGAACAATGCACCTTCGTGCTTGCCATTGTACTTGTTCAATAATTTGTGATATTCAGGAACACGATCAGAACCTGCGACCATGTGTAAATGAGTTACACCTTGTTTGTGTAACTTGGCAGCTTGACTTAGAAAGTTAGGTTCGTCTTTAGTGGCGACTGAAAGATTTGTCTTTGGAAAGAATCTCTTGGCATGATGCAGTTTTTGTTCTGCTGTGAGAGGATTCTTTGCTTTATCTTGGCTGTGTGATAGAACGACATGATGTGATGCATTGTGTTCTTTGGCAACTTCTTTGACTTTATTGACCAGAACTTCGTGACCGGTCGTAGGCGGATTCATTCGGCCGAATGCCAAAACAGCGTGTTTTTCTTTATTTTCTTGTAAAAAATCTCTAAATTTCATTCCCGCCTCTACAGCAGATTAATATTATGTCTATTTATTTAATTCAGATTTTACAGTTTTCATTGCTGAACCTATAATCTGATGCATATCATAATATTTATACTCTGCCAGGCGACCACCAAAGATTACATTCGGATATTTCTCGGTTTCTTCAACATATTTTCTGTAAATTTGATCATTTTTTTGATCATTTACTGGATAATAAGGCACTTTAGTTTTATCGTATTTTGCTGGTGTTTCTTTTGTGACAACAGTTGTTTTCGTTTTAGCTCCATTAAAATGTTTATGTTCAATAATCCGAGTCCAAGGCACACCTTTATTGGGATAATTAACTTGTGCTGCACCTTGAAAATTTTCACAGTTTAATTCTTGATGTTCAAATTCTAATGTTCTATATTCCAATTCACCATATTTGTAATCAAAGAATTCATCGATTTTACCAGTAAATACTACTTTGTTTGCAACAGTCATTAAATGATTTCTATCGTCAAAAAAATTATTCATTAGATTAACTTGAATACCATCTAACATATTCTCAAACATCTTAGTATATCCGTTTACAGGTATGCCTTGATATTTGTCATTGAAATAATTATTATCATATGTAAATCTTAATGGTAACCTTTTGATAATGAATGCTGGTAATTCTTTGCAGTCTTTCATCCATTGTTTTTCAGTATAACCTTTGATTAATAATTCGTATATGTCTTTACCAACCAGACTTAATGCTTGTTCTTCCAAGTTTGTGGGTTCACCTTGAAACTTTTGTGAATCAATAATTTCTTTTGCTTGTTCTGGTGTCGTGCAACCCCAAACTTCATGGAATGTATTCATATTGAATGGCAGAGAATACATTCTGCCATTTGCATATGCTTTTGGACTTAGAATGAAATTATTGAACTTGGTGAATCGATTAACGAAAGCCCAAATATCATCATCATTTGTATGAAAGATATGTGGTCCGTACATATGCACATCGATGCCGTTTTTGTTTTCGGTGTATGCGTTACCACCAATGTGCTTACGATTATCAATGATCAGACAAGATTTACCTGCGTCAGTCATCAGTCGTGCAAAAGTGGCGCCAAAGAAACCGGCGCCAACAATCAAGTAATCATACTTCATTCAGGACGAATTCTTTGATTGTATGCCCACACTTCACTAAACAACGAATCGTCAATGTCGTTTTCTTTTAGAGTGTTGATAAGAGCATTAATATCTTTAGGAAAACAATAACCACCAAAACCCATGAGACCGTCCGGGCCAGGGACTTTAGTATGAGAGGAACCAATTCTCGAATCACTTACAACTCCTGCTTTGACTGAATCGAAATCCATTTCAAACTTTTCACAAATTTGATATAGATTATTGAAGAATGCAACTTTAGATGCTAAAAATGAATTGCAGAAATATTTGATTGTTTCTGATTCTTTTGATTTAACAATTTGAATTGGTGTATATGGAAAATGGTCGAGAAAGAAGTTTCTCAATTCATGGCACCATTCTTGTTTACCACCAATAATATTTCGATCTGTATTCTTAAAATCTTCAACTGCATTTACAGCAGTTAAGAATTCTGGATTATGCACAATCTTTAAATCTTGTCTCATTTGACATAATTTATCAGTAGTGCCAATTGGAACAGTAGATTTAATAACAAATAAAGAATCTGAATTTCCTCTAGTAATTTTACTGAAGAAATCCATAACATAAGACAAATCACACTTACCATTCATTTTCATTGGTGTTGGTAAACAAATAAAAACAATATCAGAATTTAATACTTCTTGGTGAGTATTCAAACACTTTTCAGTTTTTACATCATAAACTTTAGTGAGAACTTTATCTTTAAAGTTTTGATATAGTGCGTTACCAACGAAACCATTACCTATAATACCGACTTGCATATTATTTTCCATTCATAATTTTATTATATAAACTATTGAAATTGACACCACCCATTTTATCAAACATATGAACAAACGGAATATAATCATCTAATTCTATATTCTGCCCACCCTCTGTTTGCAGTTTTGATGGTACCATCATATCAGGTGTGTAATTAAAAGTCATTACAGGTTTTTCATCAAACTCAACAGGCATAATATTTAGAAACGAATGTGTCAAAGCAAAGATGATTTCATCAACTCTGCCGCCTCTGAATCCACGGATACAGTCAAGGTCATCATAAGCATAAAAGAACATTTTAGCAATACTGAAGAACTTGCCGAGAGAATAGTCACCAGCTGTCTTTCTGAAATAGAAAAAACCACCATGAACATGAGGAATATGGCGATTGAATTTTTGAATTACACGATTAATTTGTCCCCAATGCCAATTTGGATCACTCTTGCGACCCAACATTCTAATAGGATACGGCTGATTTTTGAGGTAATTCCAAAGATTTTCTGTTGGTGCCTGGCACAATACATCAGAATCGGTAATGATTGTTTCATCATAAACTAGGTAATCATCAAAATGTATTCTTGGGTATAAACAATACTTTTCAAAACCAGTTGAACATTCATTCCATAATGCGCCAGATGGATTAAAATAAACATACTGATCAAACATATTTTTTGATCGAGCATATTCTTCATCTTCTTTATGAATTAATAAACTAACTGGTCTATTATCTCCATTTTTACGAATTGTGTTTACTAACAACACACATTCATCGATATACTGTTTACCTAATGCAATATAAAAATAACCTTGACTCATCGCCAACTTTCAAGTTTCACACCACGATTTTCAATTTCTCCAATCAATTTACTTTCCAATTCAATCATTGCACTTGGGTCTGGAAAACAACGATTGTGCCATTCAACATACAAATCATCAATATAATCAATTACATCTGTAGTAATTAATCGTTTCAATGTTTCATATTCTGAACCTTCAATGTCCATTTTAATGACAATGAAATCTTCTTTCGAAAAATTCTTTTGTATAAACTCTGCGAAATCAATACAAGGCACTTCAGCGGTGCTTTTAAATGGTTCGTGATTTTTACCACCCCATGGATCCCATTCTTCAAGTGGAATCACACTACTTCCCATACCAGTTGCACCTTCACCTGGCGGTGTCTCCATATTGACTGTAATTGTTCCGTTATAGTGACCAACTGCTTTTTGATGCGGAATCACCCATGGAGTTTGTTGATGATACTGTTTTGTGAATACATCGTATGTTACAGGATTTGCCTCAAAAGTATGAATTCTCCATAGATTAGTCATCTTATACTTTTCAATGAACTCTCTTAAACCTTGGCCGTAATGAGTTCCCAAATCAAGAAAAACATTTTTCATAATTTATTTCCATGCTATAAAAATTCTACTGTCTGGCGACCGAGGCATTCCTGGAAAATCTGTGCTTTCTGTTTTGACGCCTGGTAACATACTTTCAAATTCTTTAATCCAATTTGCATTTGGTATATCTTCGATAATCATTAAACCACCAGAGTTTAATTTTGGAAAATATAACTCAATACACTTTTTCATAGATTCATAACTGTGGGGACCATCATCATTAATAATGTCAAATGTGCCTAATTTATAGGCAAATTCTTGTGTATATGCATCACCAAATCTTAATCTCGTTCGATTAGGATCAATTCGTCCTTCAGTATTAATTGTGGCATTTTGATCTTCAATATCAACAACCGTAATATCAGCATTTGGAAAATACTTGTCCCAAATAATAGTTGAAGCACCATAGAGAGCACCAATTTCTAATAAACGAAATTGTTTTTGTCTCCAGGGTGCAAACAATTCATCATATTTCGATGCATAAGGATGTGAAGTATACTTTGATGTTCCAACTTTATTGGCATCATCTAAAGTTAGTTTTTCTTCATCCCATATTTCCATTAATGTTTTCATCGATTCATCTCTTTGATATAATCTTCGATTTGATGTTTAGGTTCCCAAGTAAAAATTCTACGAATCTTTTCATTGTTTGCCAATGTAATTTTTGCTTCACCAATTCGTGGTTCGATATCAACAGTCTTATCAGAAATCATTGCTGCCAATTCACGAACAGAATGATTGCGACCTGTACCAACATTGAATACTTCACCATAATGATTATGACTATCTACAATCATTGCTAAAATATTTGCATTCACAACATCAAAAACATGAGTGAAGTCTCTACGCTGATGACCATCAGGAACAATCGTTAATGATTCACCTTTAGCAGCTTGACGCAAGAAAAGACCAACAACTGGTGCATAAACACCCTTGAGTGGTTCTCTTGGACCATACACGTTGAAATAACGGAAGATAATAGTCTTTAGGCCAAACAACTTTGTGTACATAGAGCAAAGCTTTTCACCTGAAACTTTAGAGACAGAGTATGGATTCAAGCAATCATCGGGCATTTCCTCATTTAAAGGCGGTTCATTTTTCAAACCATAACCAGAAGATGTTGACGAATACATAACCTTCTTAACGCCAGCTTCACGAGCACATTGCAAAACAGTTCCTGTTCCTAACGTGTTTGTTCTGATTGCCAGAAGGGGATTGTTGATTGCTGGTTGGATACGAGACTCGGCTGCACAATGAAATACAAAATCAACGCCAGTATAAAGATGACGGGTATTCTCATAGTCTGCTATGTCCAGTAAATAGTATTTAACTTTGGGATCCGAGTTATGATAAAAATGTTCATGCACTTCTGATGATTCATTATCAATGACCACCACTTCATGTCCAAGTTTAACTAACCTATCAACAATGTGAGAACCGATAAAGCCGGCACCACCAGTAACTAAAGATTTCATTTATTTCTCCTACACTTTAAAATTGTGAATCAAAGCACAGTTTTCATTCGGTGCTTCGCCATACCATTCCGTTTCTGATTTTCTTCTGATTGTTCCTCTTGTATCAGATACTTCTGACCAATCTCCAATTGTACATCCTTGACTTCTACCAAAACAAGAGATTATCAAATCTTGATAACAATGCATTGGTATAAGTTCATAACATCTTTTCACTAACGGAAGTTGTGATCTGCATTTATTAAAAAAGTTTCTAGAAAAAGCAGTTGCACCCATTCCACTATGAAATTTATGAGGCCAGTTTGTATACTTATCTTCATGGAAACTTTGATTTTTTATGTATGCATCCCAGTAATCATATACCATCAACATATCAGTAATGCCGCCACATTGAGTAACTGGTCCTGATATATCATACTTAGGTGATTCTACAATCTTACGATTGGTCTTAACATCAGTTTCAAGGAAGATAAGATAATCAGGATCATGTTGTTCAGCAACATCAAATAATCTCTCAAACCAACCATAATCAAATGAACCAGGTGGGTGTCTTGTATTTTTATGCCAAAGATTTCGACCTTCAATTAAATCAATATTATAATCAAATGCTAATTGTGGCATTGTTTCACCACCATTATACACAGTTAATGAAATGTCTGGATTATGTTTTTGAAATCCTTCAATGACAAATCGTGCTCGAGTTTCATCATTGCACATAAACAAAAGAGCATGATATTTTGTCATATTTCCATTATTACTTTCTTTTCATATTGCCTATCTTGAAATTTCCAATCTTCATTGTATTTCGTTTTCACAAACTTTGGAAATACATTATACAATAAATGATCCATTTCTGCAAATGCTTTTGATTTATCATAATTACCTTCTCTTTTTGGATGATACATCTGGCAATTATGAATTACTGCAGCATCTTGTTTAGTTAAATCACATATAATTTTATCAAAACCCCAACCTGAAAATATATCATATTCATTCCACAATTCTAAACATAATGGTATCAATGAAGTATGAATGAATATACCCATTACTTCATTGAAATTGGTAATTGAATATTTAATATTAGGTTTATTCTTCAAAATCGGATAAAACATATCCGAATCTTGTGTGACAGACAATTGAAATATTTTAAAATCTTTTTCTTTTGCAAGAGTTAATGCACGATTAATATTATCAATGTCAGTAATTAAATCATCATCTAAGAATCCAATATAATCATATTTTTGATAATCAAGTTTTGGTAAATATTCTTTTGCGAGATTCCATTTGAAACCTTTTTGTTGAGCCAACATATCATATGTGTTTTCTTCAGGTGCAAATGAACCATATTGAACGACAAAAGTTTCATACAATCGTTTTGGCAAAGCATAACGCCAATGTTCTTCTTTGTTAAACCTATCATCAAAAGAAATCGGGCTTCCAACAGGACAAAAAATCAAATTACGCATATTTACTCTCAATGATTTGTTTCCAACCAGGCACTCTGTCGTATTGATGAACCAATGCAAATGGTTTACCTGTGCTTGTGCAGACCATATTATCTACTAAAACTGGAGTTTTTTCAACTAGTTTATCACCATATTTGCCTACAACTTGTGGTCCAGTTGTGCCAAGTTGTGCAGCCCAACCATCTTCTGACATACTGAAACGGGTAACATCTTTGTATGATTTCATGTTCAAAAGAATGTTCAATGCTGCTTGATCAGGACCTCCACCACCTTCGATGTAGTGTGATGTTCCATTGCAAAGTAAATAGATATTCAAAAACAAATCGATCATCGTGTCAAATTTACCTGACAAGGTGCCACAATTGTAAATTAGATTGTCTTTGTGTAAATCATAAACTACAGAACCAAATGATTTGAAAAGATTGTGATTACCCCATTCTTCATCTTTATAACGAATAGATTCACAAGCGACATTAATCTCTTTGTCGCCTAGATTTTGTTCCAACCAAGTTGAGGGATTAGTTTGAAAGATCACATCTTTAACATCTGTGGTAATAACATAACGATATTGTCCTTCAAACTTCTTTAAGAAATACCAAAGGTGTAAGAATCTCTCTACTACAATAGAGAAATCGTGTTTATATTTTAGATTACCTGTTTCTTTATCTTGACCTAGGGCGAGAACTGTAAATCCTCTTTGATCAAGTTCTTGTGCAACGGACAAATCAACATTATAACATAACATAGCTTTTACGCCATCAAAACCAGATTGTTCTAATGAGTTAACCCAAGGTTTAATTTTATCGAACGAATTGCCAGTAACGGCACCAACCACGATATCTTTCATAATAACTCCAAAAATTAATTATTAAATTGTTTAAATGATTTTAGTTTTTTTTCTTGACCAGGTGTATCTTTTTTATATGTGTTTACCAAAGTATCTGTTCCCCATGCGCCTGCACCAGACTTGGGAAGAATGTCGGGTTTAACTTCTTCATGCACACTCTTATGTAGTTTCACTCCAGTAACGGATTGCACAACTTTCCAGGCATCTTTGTGTTGTTTCTTTTGAACATGGTCATTGAATTTTTTCTTCTGTTCTGGTGTTGCATTCTGATGAAACTTCACCAACTCCATGACACCAATGTTGCCTGCATATGCAGCTTCCATGATTTGTTCACTAAAACCATGTTTAAAGAATTGAATTCTTCTTTCTTGTTTTGCAACCCATTCATCAGATGGTTTGCCATCGCCCTTGTAGTATGCAAGAGGTCTTTGTGTTTTCTTGGACACTAATGCCCATTTTCCATCT